AGAGAAAATCGTAATGGTTATAAGGAAGTTGGCGAAGACTTCATGCTAGCAACTGCTGCTGATATCGTCGCTGACCCTTCTGCTCCTGATGCTTTTGTTCAGGGAATTATGGAAGGTAAAGAGTGGGTTTGGGATGGTGGTATTCTCCGCGAAAAACTTGCAGAAAATACTAGAAAAAAAATAAACGCTCTTGCTGATCAAAGAAGACTTGATGAGCACAAAATTGATTTATTTAATGAGTTCTTAAATTCATTATAATATAAGTATAAATTTTCAATTCTATAAATAAATATAGATTAAATACAAAGGTTAATCGGAGAGTTCAAATGTCTCGTGGTAACAATTTACAAGAAATGGAAGCAGGCACTTCACAATCCAGAACCGCTGTCAATGCTGGTGCTAAGGCAGGGGATTCTATGCAAAAATTAGCATCTGGAGCTGTTGCTGGTCAAACAGGTAGTTGGGAAGATTTGGGTGGTCCAGATCCTACCAATTACAGACCAGATGACAATTCAGCAATGTTATCTACGCCTGGCAAAACGCTTAAGGCAGTAAGCAACGTTGTTAACAAGGGCGCTAAAGCAGCTGATCCTATGAAGGGCATCAAGGAAGAAGAAGTATTGGAAGATGAAGATCTGATCGAAGAAGAATCAGAAGAAGAAACCGAAGAAGAAATTCTCGAAGCTAAAAAATCTGAAGAAGATGATTCTGAGGAAGAAGATTCTGAAGATGAAGATTCTGAGGAAGATGATAAGGAAGATGCTAAAGAAAAAGCATCAAAATCCAAAAAGGATATGGAAGAAGAGTTCAGTGTTGAAGAAGATGTAAATGCACTTCTCAATTCTGGCGAAGAAGAAGAACTTTCTGAAGAATTCAAAGAGAAAGCAAAAATTATTTTTGAATCTGCTCTTAGATCTAAAGTTTCAGAAATCAAAGAAGCTTTCGAAGTTCAATACGAGCAAAGACTTGTTGAAGAAGTGGAAGAAATCAAACTCGCTCTTGAAGAGCGAGTAGATGCATACCTTGAGTATGTATCTGAAGAGTGGATTGCTGAAAATGCACTCGCAATTGAAAGCGGTCTTAAGACCGAAATGACCGAATCATTCCTTTCAGGAATGAAGGGTCTTTTTGAAGAACATTATGTACAAATCCCTGAAGAGAAATATGATGTATTAGAGAGCATGGTAGAAAAACTTGATGACATGGAGACAAAACTCAACGAGCAAATTGAGAAGAATATCAACCTTAATCAACGTCTCTCCGAGTCGGTTGCACAAGGAATTTTTGATGAGATTTCTGAGGGTCTTGCACTTTCTCAGAAAGAGAAGCTCGCTTCACTTGCCGAAAGTGTTGAGTTTGAAGGTGATGTAGAATATCGTGAGAAACTGGAGACTTTGAAGGAATCATATTTTCCTTCAAGATCAACTACTCCACAAGCACAAACTGAGACACTTTCTGAAGGAGTAGACGTTGCTGCTGAGTATCACTCAGATTCAATGAATGCTTACTTAAGAACTCTTTCAGCAGTCGCTAAAAAGTGAATTTAATATTATTCAAATAAAAACACAACAAACACTACAAAAGGTAAACGCAAATGTTCCAATCCGAGCATCTGCAGGAAAAGTGGGCACCTCTTCTCGACTATGATGGTCTTGATCCTATCAAAGATTCGCACAGAAGAGCTGTAACCGCCGTCCTGCTCGAAAATCAAGAAAAATTCTTAAGAGAGCAATCTGCTTTCTCAAACGGTCTTTTAACAGAAGCCCCAACCAATTCAGGTAATGCTGCTGGTGGTACTGGTGGTTTTAGTGGTTCAGCTACTGCTGGCGGTCCTGTTGCAGGTTTCGACCCAGTTCTGATCTCTTTAATCAGACGTTCAATGCCCAACTTGGTCGCTTATGATCTTGCAGGCGTTCAACCAATGAGCGGTCCTACTGGACTTATCTTTGCAATGCGTTCGAAGTACACCAATCAAAGTGGTACGGAAGCTCTGTTCAATGAAGCAGATACTGTATTCTCAGGTCAAAATTCTGGTATTGGTTTAACTGCTGCTGCTAACGTTAACGCTGGCATGGGTACTACCACTCAATATGGTAGCAATCCTGGTATCCTCAATCCAATTGGTGCTGGTACATCTACTGGTTCTACTGGTTATAATGTTGGTGAGGGCATGTTTACTGGAGATTCTGAAAATCTCGGTAATGGTGCTGCTAATCAGTTCAACGAAATGGCATTCTCAATCGAGAAAGTCCTTGTTGAAGCAAAGTCACGCGCTCTGAAAGCTGAGTATTCACTTGAACTCGCTCAAGACCTCAAGGCTATCCACGGTCTAAACGCAGAAGCAGAACTTGCTAATATCCTCTCAACTGAGATCCTTGCGGAAATCAACAGAGAAGTTATCAGAACCATCTATAAGGTTGCTGAGCAAGGAGCTGCTGTTAACACTGCAACTGCTGGTGTATTTGACCTCGACGTTGATTCCAACGGTAGATGGTCAGTTGAGAAGTTCAAAGGTCTTCTTTTCCAAATCGAGCGTGATGCTAACGCAATCGCACAAAGAACTCGTAGAGGAAAGGGTAACGTTATCATGTGTTCTGCAGACGTTGCTTCTGCTCTCAGCATGGCTGGTGTTCTCGATTACACCCCTGCTTTGAATGCAAACCTCAACGTTGATGACACTGGTAATACCTTCGCTGGTATTCTCCTCGGCAAGTATCGCGTATATATTGATCCATATTCGGCAAACGTTGCTGCTACCCAGTACTACGTTGTTGGTTATAAGGGTTCTTCCCCTTATGATGCTGGTCTCTTCTACTGCCCATACGTTCCCCTCCAAATGGTTCGTGCAGTTGGCGAGAACACCTTCCAGCCCAAGATTGGCTTTAAGACCAGATATGGTCTTGTTGCTAACCCATTCGCAGAAGGCACAACTCAAGGTCTTGGTAGACTTCAAGTTAACGCAAACCGTTACTACAGAAGAGTTCAAATCAAGAACCTCATGTGATATCTGGTCACATATCTTTACTGGGGGATCCGAAAGGGTCCCCTTTTTTATTCTAAATAGTTACAAAAAAATGGCAGTAGGCAACGCATTTAGTAACCAAATACAGAATAGAAATTTTCTATCTTCTATTGGTTTTAAATTTACATTGAATAGGGCAGGTAAGGTATCATTTTTTGCAAACTCTGCAAATATTCCAGGACTTACTTTGGGTGTTGTTGAGCAACCAAATTATCTAAAGGACATTGATATTCCTGGAGATAAAATGGAATTTGAGGATTTTAATCTCCGTTTTATTGTTGATGAAAATTTGGAAAATTATATGCAAATTCAAAATTGGATGCGCGGGTTAGGATATCCAGAAAGTTTAAGTGAAATTTATAAACTTCAACAAGAAACTCCAAACATCGATAATAAAAATTCAAGACAAATGAATCTTTATTCTGATGGAACTCTTCAAGCATTAAATAGCAATAACAAAGTTCAATTTGAAGTTATATTCAGGGACATGTTCCCATTTAGTTTATCTGCATTGGAATTTGACGCAACAAATCCAGATATAGAATACTTTACAGCAGAAGTTTCATTCAAGTATACTATGTACAATATCTTTGACACGAAAGGAAATAAACTATGATCATTGACCTTGATATGATTCAAAAAATGTGGGAAAAAGATGCGCAAATTGATATGGATAATCTCCATACAGAATCTACAAATATTCCCGTATTACATGCAAAATATTTTGAACTTTATAATAACATTATTCTTTTAAAAAAGAAAGCAGAACAACAAAAGAAAAATATTAGGCATGAGAGGTATGAATATTTTAGTGGAAAAGCAGATCCAGAAGTATACATAGAAAATCCATTTCCAAAAAAAATTAGGGATAAAGAAACCCTGCAAAAATATTTGGATGCAGACGAAAAATTGTCTCAAGTATGTTTAAAAACAGACTACTATGAAACTATCCTAAATTACTTAGAGAGTATTCTTAAAGTTATTCAAAATAGAACTTATCAAATTAAGAATGCTATCGAATTCATAAAATTCCAGGCAGGATATGGTTGACAAATTTAATTTATTGATTTCCAAATCAAACGAAGTTTATTTAAAAATAGAATGTGAACCACATATAGAATATGAACTTAAAGATTATTTTAAATTTGAAGTTCCTAATGCAAAATTTATGCCTCAATATAGAGGAAAAAATTGGAATGGGGAAATTCATTTATTTGATATGAGAACAAAACAACTTTATATTGGGTTGTTAGATAAATTGATTTCATTTTGTAAAAATTACAATTATACTTATAAATTTGTAGATAATAAATTTTATGGAATGCCTTTTGAATGTAATGAAGGCATTTCATATGAAGGTGTGAAAGATTATATGAAATCTATTTGTTCTCATTCTCCACGGGATTATCAAATAGAGGGAGTATACGATGCTCTAAAGCACAATAGAAGATTATTAATAAGTCCCACTGCATCAGGCAAATCTCTGATGATTTACTCATTAGTGAGATACTATGTAGATAGACACGAAAAAATACTCTTAGTTGTTCCGACGACATCTCTTGTAGAGCAAATGTACAAAGATTTCCAAGATTATGGTTGGGATGCTGATTCATATTGTCACCGAATTTATTCTGGTAGGGAAAAAACTAATGATGCTTCTGTAGTAATTACAACATGGCAATCAATTTATAAGTTAGAAAGGGGGTTTTTTGAGGACTTTGATGTAGTTATTGGTGATGAGGCACACTTATTTAAAAGTAAATCACTCATCTCTATTATGACAAAACTTCATCATGCAAAATACCGTTTTGGATTTACTGGAACTTTAGATGGAACTCAAACACATAAATGGGTTTTGGAAGGATTATTTGGTCCATCCTATAAAGTTACCAGAACTGCAGAATTAATGGAGAAGGGTCATCTATCCAAATTGGATATTAGATGTTTGGTATTAAAGCATAATCCTCAAACTTTTGAAACTTATGAAGATGAAGTTCAATTCATTATAACACATGATAAGCGAAATAACTTCATTAAAAATCTTTCTTTAGATCTTAAGGGAAATACTCTTATTTTATTTTCTAGAGTTGAGACTCATGGTAAACCATTATTTGAATTGATTGATAAGTATAAACAATCTGGTCGTAAGGTATTTTTTGTTCATGGTGGAGTTGATACTGAAGAAAGAGAACGTGTCAGAGAGATTACTGAGACTGAACAAAACGCAATTATCATTGCTTCTTATGGCGTATTTTCTACTGGAATAAATATTAGAAACCTGCACAATGTGGTGTTTGCTTCACCAAGCAAATCTAGAGTACGTAATTTACAAAGCATTGGTCGGGTCTTGAGAAAAGGGAAAGACAAAACAAAAGCAATGCTTTATGATATTGCTGATGATTGTACTCATAAGTCAAGAAAAAATTATACTTTAAATCATTTAATAGAAAGAATTAAAATTTATAATGAAGAAAAGTTTAATTATGAAATAATAACTATCAATTTAGGAAAATAATGGAAGAAGATTTTTATGCAACATTAAAGTTAAAAAGCGGAGAAGAAATCTTTTCTAAAGTATCTCCGTGTTTTGAAGAACAAAAAATTCTACTACTAATAAGTAACCCAATAACAATATCGGAAGTAAAAACTAGAAGTGGCTCCACTGGATATAAAATGGAACCATGGTTAAAGACGACAAAAGATGACATGTTCATTATTAACATGACTGATGTTCTTACTATTAGTGAATCTAAAGATATTGAAATGATAGTCATGTATCAATCTTATCTAAGAGAATCTAAAGATTATGATGATGATTATAATATAAGAAAAAAGATTAATAGAAAAATGGGATATATCTCTAATGTTAATGATGCTAAAGAGATATTAGAAAAACTCTATAAGAACAGTTAAGTAATTAGTAATATAATTTATCGAACCTAACAAAGGTATTTTATCAAGATTCGTGGGGTGTGTCAAGTGGGTTGTAATTTGATGAGTAAACTGGTATAATATTCAAATGTTATATTATAGATATTAATGATTACCACCTCAGCAATGACCAAAAGAAAAAGATCAGTTCATTATGTGAACAATAAAGATTTTCTTATAGCTTTAATTGAATACAAAAAAGCAATTGAAATTGCAGAATTGGAAGGAAACCCAAAACCAAGAATTACAAATTATCTTGGGGAATGTTTTTTGAAGATTGCAACTCACCTCTCATACAAACCAAATTTTGTCAATTACATCTTTAAAGATGATATGATTTCTGACGGAATTGAAAACTGTGTACAATATATTCACAATTTTAATCCTGAAAAATCTCAAAATCCTTTTGCTTATTTTACTCAAATTATTCACTATGCATTTT